AAGAGCTGAATCATTTGAAAAACTACAAGCTACAAAAGCTATTAAAGAAGTTACTGAAAACACTCCAAAAGAAATTAGAGAGTATTCTTTCCAAGATGCAATGCATCAAGCTGCTACTGGTCGCTTGAGTGGATTAGTAAAAGAAATGGACCAAGAAGCACGTAACGAAGCACGTTTTACTGGACAGTCTTTTAAAGGTATTGCAATTCCTTCTTCAGTTCTAACAAGAGCTGCGGTAGCAACTTCAGCTGGAAATGCTACTGAAGTAATGGCATGGACTGACCAACTAGAAGCTAATTTAGTTCTAGCTTCTGCTGGTGCTAATTTTTACTCTGGTGTTGAGAACCAAAAATTCCCAGTATTTAGCTCAATCAATTCTGGATTCGTTGCTGAAACTGGTGGGACTGCTCCAGATGCTAATGGTACTGCTACAAGCTTAACATTATCTCCAAAGAAGTTAATTTCTATCGTAAATGTATCTGCTGAAGCTATCGCTCAAAACGCTTCTATTGAAGCTGCATTGAGAAGAAATATGGCACAATCAGTAGCTTCTACTTTAGAACTTGCTTTATTAGGCGATTCTGATATTGCTAATGCTCCAACTTCTATCTTCTTGGATGCTGCTACTCAAACAGTAGCTGGTGCTGCTCCAACTATTGCAGAGCTTTTAAATATGGAAGCTACTCTTTTAGGTAATGGAGTTAATTTACAAGGTGCTAGAATGGCATGGTTATTAGATTCTGGAGCTTTATCTGAAGCTAAACAACTTGCTCAAGTTTCTTCAGTATCTCCAGCTTATGATAACATTGACAAGTCTTTCTTGGGTTACTTTGCTTTTGCTTCTTCTAATGTTGGAGGTGGCTCTGGTTCAGGTACAAACTACATGTTACTTGATGCTAGTAAAGTACACATTTGCCAGTTTGGCGGTTTAGACGTCATCTACGATATATATAGTGGAGCTGGAACAGGTGAGCCAAGATATGTATTAACTTCATTAGTTGATGGCGACATGGTTCAAAACTCAACTGCTGCGGTTAAAATAGATAATGCATAATTTTATTTAATTGGAGGGGGTTAATCCCCCCTCTATTTTTTTATTTGAAATGATAAGAAACTTATACGACTATAACTATTTGCCTTATGGTAAGCTTTCTCTTGTAACTGCTCCGACATCAACCGCAGTAAGTTTAACTGAAGCTAAAACTCATTTAAGGATGGATTCTGATTTTACTGCTGATGATACTTACATCTCAACATTAATTGATGTTGCTACTAATATGGTCGAGGAGTTTACTAGAACCAGAGTAATGGCGCAAACGGTGCTAATTAGCTTTGACCAATTTTATGATGTAATGAATCTTCAACTAGGGGGCGTTACTTCGATAACTCATGTTAAGTACTTCGACACAAATAACGTAGAACAAACTTTAAGTGCTACTGAATACGCAGTCGATTTAAAAAATAAACCAGCTTTATTATATGAAGCTGAAGATGGTAATTATCCCGATACCTACGAAAAACCAAATGCAGTAAAAATAACTTTTGTAGTTGGCGAAGCTAGTGCTGATGATGTAGTTGCTGCAATCAAACATGCAATTTTAATTATAGTAGGTCGATACTACGAAAACCGTCAGGATGTAATAGTAGGAAGTCAAGTTAATACTGTTCCTTTGATGGTTGAAAGATTATTAACTCCATATAGAGCTTACGACTTTTAATGATATTTGGAAAACTAGATACTAGGTTAACGCTATACAAGCAAACATTTACATCTAACTCCTATGGGGAGAGGGTAGTAAGTGCGCAATCTATTGCTTATATCTATGCTGATTTTGATTACAAAGCTGGAGGAACTAAATATGAAGCGGACTTTTTAGAGAATACGGAGGTCATTCAAGCAATGATTAGATACAGAACTAACATAGGAGCTTCTAATGAATATCTTTTACAAAATGGCTCTAACTATTATAGTATTAAAAGCGTAAGGGAAATAGGTCGAAAAGACTACATGATGCTAACGCTAGAGCTTAAAGACGTTGCTGATATAAACATATTCAACAACATATACTCTTTAGAATTTGATGGTGTTGATGACCAATTATTAACTAATGCTAATGGAACACTAGCAGATACTACCTACACCTTTTGGGCAAAAGCTTCTGCTGGTGGTGGTGGCAAAGGTGTACTAGGACATGGCTCTAATACTACTGGAGCATTTAACTTAACTTGGGGTGGTGGCACTAATGCTCTACTATTTATGGCATCAAATGTTAATAGACAATGGGATTTAACTGGAGTTGTAGATGGTACGTGGAAGCATTACGCTTTAGTATTAGATGCTTCAGATATAACTGAATGTAAATTATATGTTAATGGCTCTGAAGCTACCGTAGCGAGTACGACTGCAAATGATACATTTAACACTTGGTCAACCGCTTTAAGAATTGGAACAGATACTGGAACTAGATTTTTTCCAGGTAATATAGATGAATTTGCTTGGTTTAATACAAAGCTAACAAGTACACAAATAGCTTCCGTTTATAATAGTGGAACGGTAAAGAATCTTATCAATGAAGATAACATCAAAGGTTATTGGAGAATGGGAGATGGTTCAAGCTTTCCAATTATCATAGACCAAATTGGCTCAAATGATGGAACAATGACTAACATGAGTGCTAATGATATTGTAATTAATACTCCATGATATATACAATAGTTAACATAGCAAACATAGACATAATAGATTTTAGTCAAGTGCTAGAGTCTAAAGACCATTTAAGATATAATTTAGATGGTAATGAATTTATTGTAAAGTTTGAAGGAGAAACTCCTAGCTTTTTAGATGGCTATACTCTATACAATAAAAACGAAATAAAAGCATTTATTAACGACCCAGCCAATGGTTGGACTGATGTACTATTATAATGGCAATTACAACTGGTAAAAATTTACAAGCTGGAGGAGGGCATCAAGGTTTAATTGGTGTTAGCATTGATGAAAAAGAATTAAAGAATCTTATTAAAGATTTAGAGAGTCTTAATATGTCTGACAATAGAAACAAATCTCTATTGAAGCAAGGAATGAGAAAAGCAGCAAAGCCATTGCTTCAAGAGCTAAAGAGTTTAGTGCCAAAAAGTTCAGGTGTATTAAGAAAATCTTTAGCGGTTATAAATGGAAAGAATAGAAAAGGAGTGCCGCCTTCGGTTTATGTTGGTCCAAGAGTAAAAGGAGCTTATAGAGATAAGTCTAAAAGTGGCTTCTACTTTTTCTTTTTAGAATATGGATTTTATGGTAAAACTGGAAAGAGATACCTAGACAAAGCTGCTAGTTCTAAAGGACCTAAAGCTCAAAATGATGTAATAAATCAAGTGAAAGCTTTGATTGATAAAAGAATGAAATGAATATAGGGAAAGCAATTTATAGCATCTTGAGTAATGATAGCTCGGTTAGTTCTTTTGTAGGCACTAGAATCTTTCCTAGTAGATACATTGATGAATCTGGAAAGTATCAACTTCCATTTATATCTTATCAGGTTATTAATGTTGAACCTAATAACACAAAGAATGGAGTTAGCACTTATGACTATACTACTGCTCAAATTAACATAGTAGGCAATAGTTATAATGATGTTATAACATTAGCTCAAAACGTAAGAACCGCTTTAGACTATACAAGTGGAACTTATGAGGGTGTAGTAGTAGACAAGATATTTTTTGAAAATAGTGTTGAGGTCTTTGATGAAAACGCTGGTAGCGTTGGACTTTATCAAATATCTCAAGATTATAGATTTAACATAAATAGATAGATATGTATAAGATAAAACTTAAAAAGGATTATAGCTTCAGAGGAGTCGATTATAAAAAAGGCGAATCTTACGAAGTAAGTATAAAGGTATTTAGAGTCTTAAAATCTCAAGGGGTTTTAGACACTAAAAAGAAATCTAAAAAAGAGGATACTCTTGAAGATTTAGATAATTAATATATTAATTTTTAAAATAATAAACAATGGCAATTTTTAACGGAACAGACCTAGTATTAAAGGTTCAAGCTGCTGCTGGTTCTGCTGATGAGTTTGTTATATTACATTCAACTAGCTGTACTATTGACATAGCTATGGATACGATTGACATCTCAACAAAAGACTCTGCTGGTAACAGAGAAATAATCGGCGGACAAAAAAGCTTTACTTTAAGTGCAGACGGTCTTATGGATTTTACAAGTAAAGCAACATCTACTGACCCAGATGAAATCTTTACTAATTTAGATAATAGAACTGCGGTTACATTTACTTTTGCTCTAGCTACTCCAGCAGGGTATAAGTATACTGGTAGCGGTTTCTTTACTTCTTTAAGTATTTCAGGCGGTGTAGAAGATGCACCTACATTCAGTGTAAGTATTGATGGAACTGGAGATTTAGTTCAGACGGCAATCTAATAATCTATTTTTGTTGGCGGGGTTGTACTTCGGTGCGCCTCGCTAACTTAATTAAACCAACAAAAAAAAATGTACGAAGTAGTAGTAATAAATAAAACCGATTACCCAATAAGATTTGGGATGAACTCATTAAGATTATTCTGCAAAGATACTGGAAGGACTTTGCAAGATTTAGATAAGCTTGGTCAAGATATGAGTTTAGATGATGCTTGTTTTTTGATTCTAAATGGGATTAAAGACGGTTGTAGAGTTAGCGGTAAAGAATGTTCTTTAGATATTGACCAAGTTGCTGATTTGCTTGATGAAGATTTTGAAGCACTAAACAAAGTGTTAGAAGTTTTTAGTGAGCAGTTCTCTGCTAGATTCTCGGAGGAGGATAAAGTGGGAAACGTGAAAGCTCCGAAAGGAGCGAAAGCAAAGAAGTAACATGGAACGACTTGGAAGCGGTCGCTTATGGTTTAGACTTGCTTCCTAAAGACTTCTGGGACTTAACATTCCATGAGTTCTTTTGCATACAAAAGGGGCGCAATGATAGACTAGAGATGGCAATGCGTACCGAATGGGAAAGGACTAGATGGTTAGCGTGTGTATTATTGCAACCACATACAAAAAAGAATAGCAATCTAACTCCTCAAAAATTAGTGAGGTTTGAATGGGAGAAAAAGGTTGAGAAGATAGATAAAGAAGAAAGGAAAAAGAGAGCAGAATACGCTTTAAAAAAATATAAAATAGAAGATGGCGCAAAAGAATCTATCGATTAAATTAAGTCTTAATGACAAACAGTTTCAAAGCAATTTAAGAAAGGCAACTAGGTCGCTTAAAAAGTTTGGAAAGAATATGCAGTCAACTGGTCAAGCAATGACTAGAAATTTAACTGCTCCAATTTTAGCGTTAGGGGGTGCAAGTGTTAAACTAGCTTCTGACTTTGCAGAAACTCAAAGCAAATTCAATACAGTATTTAGGGACATTCAAGCTCAAGCTAATGACACAGCTAAAAACCTACAGAAAAACTTTGGATTAAGTTCAAGGGCATCCATGCAGTTATTATCTGATACTGGGGACTTATTGACTGGTTTCGGATTTACGCAAGAGGAAGCATTAAGTTTATCTAATCAAGTTAATGAGTTAGCAGTTGATTTAGCATCATTCACTAATTTTAGTGGTGGTGCTGAAGGGGCTTCACAAGCTTTGACTAAAGCACTTCTTGGAGAAAGAGAAAGCATTAAACAGTTAGGAATAGCAATAACTGAAGCTGATTTAAAGAGATTTGCAGAAGAACAGGGTTTAGTATTTAAAGAGCTTGACAGAGTAACTAAAGCTAATTTAACTTTTCAGTTAGCCGTTAAACAGTCTGGAAATGCAATAGGCGACCATGCTAGGACTAGTGGAGAATTTGCAAATCAAACTAGACAACTAAAAGCTGATGTTGAAGATTTAGGCATTCAAATAGGTCAACATCTCCTTCCAATAGCTGCTAAATTACTGCAAAAGACAAGAGATTTAATAACTGGTTTTAATAATTTAAGTCCAGAAACAA